AATACAATAAGAAGAATTTATGATGACAGCGATTTTATCTCAAGGTGGTATGACCATACTGGTGAAATGCCATCTTCCGATAAATACAATGACTCAAGGTATCACGGACTCAATCTGCACGCAAGAGTTTACCTTGGAACTATTGAATTTAGATACCATTCTGGAACTAATAACCCTACTAAAATAAAGAACTGGATTACTATATGTCAAGCCATTGTGCAGAAAGGTATTGAAGTAGGAAGGGAATATAAAGCTGAACTGACTGAGTATGACAAGGCAACAAAAGAAATCCTGTTTACTAATGGAGATCTTGGTATAGAAAAATTTATAAAGTACCTTGAATTAGAAGATATTGAAGAGTATATAATTAAAAGATTTCATAAGTTTTATTCGTTCAATAAAGATAATATGATAGAACAAGATATAGAGTATTTAAATATATATAATATATAATATATATATACGACCAACCAGAACAGGTATTAACAATATAAGCCTTAAACTGCATAACGTCAAGGAAAAAATAAATAAATATTTACTTGATGTACTTTATTATAAGACTTATATTTATGCAAATAAATAAAATTTCAAAGGGATAGATGAAATATAAAATAGACAGAAAAAACATAGGGTTACTGCTGTGCCAGCTATAGGCTTTAAATACCCAGATGGAGGTTTAATTACTTTCGAGGAAATTTTCGAAGAAAATAAATTAGACTTAAAAAGAATGGGTATTGTTATGCCAATGTTAAGAGAATTGGCTAAGCAAAGAGACCCAGATAGGAAACCTTCCGTAACCGAATGTCTCACAGGCACTTGCGAGGCATATCTAAAAAGAAAAAAAGAATATTATATAGACCCACAAGAGCATGCATTTGCCCTGGCAGGTACACTGCATCACGCTAGACTAGAAAATAATGCAAAAGAAGAATCGGCAGAACTTTCACTAGAGGGTATGGACATAACAGGTATCGTAGACCTGTATGACGAAGAGTCTAAATCACTCATAGATTACAAGAATGCAGGATCGTTCAAAGTAGCTCAGGCTTTAGGCTTAGACTTCTATTTAGAAGATGACCCTAGTGGTGCAGTATACCTCCGTAATGGTAAGTGGGGAAGAAAAGGACAGCCTAAAAAGGTTAAAAGATATTGGGCTAATCCAGAAAAAGTAGATTTGGGAGATTGGGATTGGCAAATAAATTGTTACAGGTATATGCTTGAAAAACAGGGAAAAGAAGTAAATAGTATGTATGTCCAGATTACAGTTAGGGACGGAGGAATACAAGCAGCTCGAGATAGAGGTGTGGAAAATAAAATCTATTTAATTGAAGTTCCATATATTCATAATGACCACATAGAAGAAAAGTTTATGACTAAAAGAGATTTGCTCTTAGAAGCTATAAATTTAGATAAGCTGCCAAATAAATGCAGCGAAGAAGAAACTTGGTATGGTAAAAAATGTGAGTTTTATTGTGATGTCAGGGACTTATGCCCATACATTAAAGAAGAACTTTAAGGAGTTAAATATTGTCTGATAAGAAAAAAGAAATAGTTAAAGTAGAAGATGAGACTGTAGAGCAGTCTCTAACTAGAAAACACAAGAGTATTTCTCAGCGAACAACGCCAAGAGCCTACATTAAGCAAAGACCAGATGGATTCGATTATGTAGATGAAGCATATATGCGAAACGAACTGACTAAAGAATATCCAGTATGGTCTTGGTCTGAAGCAGGGGAAAACCCAGTTCAGTTTTTAGGAGCGGAATGGGTTATAGTTTCAGGTAAGTTGAGGATAGAAGACAATGGAGTGGTTAGGGAATTCTTTTCTCCTGGATCTGCACGAGTGCAATTCAAAAGAGGCAAACCACACACAGCGGAAAACGTCATTGATATAGATAAGAACTTGGCGAGTGCTAATACCAATGCGTTTAAAAGAGCTGTAAACAGACTTGGCAATATAGCCGATGATGTTTATAGAAAACAAGACCTTACCCTTTCAGATGAAGATGTAGAGCTGTTAGAAGAAAAAATGGAAAAGCTATCTGACGAATGGAAAGATAAGATTATGAATATGGTTAACAATGGTGAGGTAATAAAACCTGACTTGGAGAAAGTCATAAATAGAATAGAACAAATAATAACAGAAGAACAGGAGAATAATAATGGCTGATGCTTCTTCAGTACTAAACAGCAAGGACTCTTGGTATGACCCTACGCAAGACTTCTCTGGGCCAATGCCAGAGGGTGATTACAAGGTTCACGTAAAATCTCTTAATGTCAAAAGAAACATAGTTGTTAAAAGTAAGTTTCTTTCAGATATATATGAAGTTGTATTTACGGTTGCCGAAGAGAATAGTACTATGGAATACCAATCTGAAAAAGGAGAACCAATAAGTGGCTCTACTTTTGTAGGAAGGGATATCAAATCAAAAGGCTTTTTTAGATTTAAAAAGCCAAATAAAAGCGAATACCCAAACTTAAGTGAAAATATGGGTTCTAATAGGTCATATATGGAACTTGTAAATAGCTTTAACCTAGACTTAGAAGAAAATGATGGGAAGTTTTTTCTCCCAGAATTAGATATAAGCGACATTGAAGGGTTGCCTGTTATCGTGAAAGTTTATCACGAAACTTGGCTAGATAGCGAGGGCGAAGAGAGGTCTACACCAAAGGCTTCTATGGTATTTTCTTGGGAAGATGGCGAGAAAAAAGAGGAAGAACTCCCCTTTTAAATTGCCATAACAACAATAGGGCTCAGTTGTTCCACGTAAGCGATAAAGAGCTAGTGGACAGCGAATTAACGCCTATGCTGAGTCCTTTAGCTAAAAGGTAAATATGAGTAATTTGAAGTTTAAAAATATAGAAAAAACAGAATCTATGCTTAAAAAAATAAGAATAGAAAAATCAGAAGAAATGACAGAAAAAGATGTGGAGGATTTTTGTGCTTGGATTTGTGGAAAAGCAGAAAGACTTGGCTTTACTGTAAGATATGTAGATGAAGATAAAGGAATGGGTTAAAATAGAAAAGTCTATGACTGATCTTATGGGCTGGAAAAAAGGAATAGAAGTTATGTGCGAAATGCACCACGAAGTTGCTCCTAAAAAACCTATTTATGAGTTTAGCAAAAGAGAAGATAGAAAAATAATTTTTAGACTCAGAAAAAGCTATTTAGAGTACAAAGAAAGAAATAAAAATATCAATGCAGATAGAGATTAACAAACTACCCTATAACATAAAAATTGAAAGGTCTTTATGGTAAGTGGAGTGGTTGACATTTTGAAAAAAGATAATTGAGTTTGGCGACTTATCCTATCTGTCTGGTTAGGCTGGGGTTTATACTGTAATAGTAAATTCCCCAGCTTTTTTTTAGGAGAATAAATGAAAAGAAAAATAAAAAATAAAAAAAGCTACAAAGAACTTATAGATAAAATAAAAAATATAGAGAATATAGTTCTTTACTACAAAGGATATCTTGAGCAACTTGGCATACTTTTCGAAAGCTATGTCCAGATGAATGAAGATGAGGATAAATTAGTTAATTATATAAAAGAAAAAGGAAAAGAGCTTGAAAATAAAAGGAATGAAAAATCGTCAGTTTAAACCCTATTGTTCGTTATGTACAAAGGAAAAAGAAAATTATACTATCGTTTTATCCACCACAGATAATTATATCTTATGTGATTCTTGTTACCCTAGTTATGATTGTCTGGACAGCAGTGGAAGAAGATGGCTTCAGAAGGAGTATATGGACGGAATAAAAAACGAAAGTATTTTAAATACAGGAGGTTAATATGGCTGAGTTTTTACTTGGTATGGTTATAGGAGTTATTTTAACTTTTGTAGCTTTATATTGGTACACTGAAAAAAGATGAGAAAACTTAAAAAGAAAACTATGCTTTGTGGTCATAAAGAATACTACTATAAAAGCGAAGTAGCTGACGACATATGCATCAAATGTGCAAAAATACTTAGAAGAGAATCAAGGAGACATTATTATGTCAAGCAAAAGTAAAGCTAAGGGAAACAGATTTGAACGCTTATGTGTTGAACTGGCTAAATCAGAGGGACTTGAAGCTCAAAGAGCTTGGGGATCTGATGGTAGGTCTATGGGTGAGCATTCAGAAGTAGATATAAAAATAGAATCTTACAAAGCACAATGTAAAACTAGAAAGAGGATAGCAAAATGGTTGAAACCAGGAAAAGAAGTAGACGTCCAGCTCGTAAAGGAGGACTACGGGGAGGTTTTTGCGATACTAACTTTAGAGAAATGGTTAGAAATGGTGAAATATCTCCAAGCGCAGAAATGACTCCAGTTAGTAAAATGAGAAGAAACGCTTTAAGTCAAACTACCAGGAAACACGAATATCAAAGATACCATTATGCATATATGGAGACTTTAGTTAATTATTTTGATGACGAATGGTTTGATTTTGAATATCAATTGCAATTAATTATTCAAAAAAGAGACAAGAAGTACGTTGCGATAGCTAAGCAACCATATAGATGTACATCTTGTGAGAAGCCTTGGTCTGACAGTGACACTAAAGAACCAGAATATTATGATGTTGATCTGTTTAAAAACATTCCTATGGAGAAAAGTATATGCCTAAAGTGCAAAGATGTCCAACCTGCAATAGCAGAATAAAGATAGAAGACTATACAAAAAGAATAGAGAAAAAAAGGCTTTCAAGAGACAAAACTACTTTGTCTATGATTGATGAAATGATGTCTTCCATGTCTAATTATCATAAAATAACAGATATAGATAAGTTTTCTTTCTATTCTGAAATAGAAGAAATACAGGATATTGTAGTAAGAAAAATGATAAGGAAATATTGTCTTGAAAAATACTATGAGCAAGGGTATAAATTAAGATATCTTACTGGTATGATAAAGAATGAAAACTCAGCTTATGGTCTTAAAAAAGAATATGAAAGGAAGTCGCTTGACAGAATCCCACCAAAAATTGATAAATAAAATACACAATGAGAATTGTATGAAAACTATGGTTAAGATGCCTGATGAATCAATTGACCTTATAGTTACAGATCCTCCGTATGGTATGAATTTTAGAAGCAACCACAGAGGTAAGCGGTATAAAAATATTTATTGGGACAATAATCTTGATTGGCTTGAGGGTTGGGCTGAAGAGTCTCATAGGGTTTTATCTGATTCTAGCCATATGTACGTATTTTGTTCTTTTCATAATGTAGATATATTTAAACAACAAATACAATCCAAGTTTAATATAAAGAATATATTGATATGGGAAAAGAACAATACAAGTATGGGCGACCTTAAGGGCGACTATGCACCCAAATATGAAATGATATTATATTGTACCAAGGGTAGAAGATTGCTTAATGGAGGTAGAGACCCTAATATAATAAAGTTTGCAAGAACTGGTAACAAGCTACATCCAACTCAAAAACCAGTTGATTTGATATCCTATTTAATAGAAAAAAGTTCTCATAAAGGTGAAATTATATATGACCCTTTTATGGGATCTGGTACAACAGCTGAAGCTGCTTATTGTACGGAAAGAAAATATATTGGTTCCGAGATAGATGAAACCTATTACGAAATATCACTAACAAGAATAGAAAAAATAGAAAGGCAGGGTTATTTGTTTGTATAGTGAATCAACAGAAAGAGCTTTGTTAGGGGCTCTAATGAATAAGCCTCTTCAATTAGATTTGGCAAAAAAATGGGTAGAAAAAAGTGATGTTTTTTATTTTGATTTCCATAAAAGTATATGGGAAACAATTCTAAGGTTAGAAAAAAATAAAGAGCAAATAGACCCAGTAAGCATTGTTCATAATTTTCCACAAAAAAACAATGTAAAAAAATCTCTTGCTTATGACATTACTTGCATAGCGACTGAAGAGATTACACCATCTAAAGCTGAATACTATGCCAAAATGCTACACGGATACTGGCTTAGAAGGGAGCTTGGTGATCACTCCAAGAAGCTTTCTATGTTAGCTGAAGACAACACAAATGACGTTGCCGAACTTCTTAATGACTCGCATACCCTTATAGGCAACCTTATAAAACTTCAGCCTACTAAAGATTTTGATATTGCCGAAGTATTAGAAGAAACTAGACAGTCAATATTTAACAGAAAAACCAATATAAAAACTGGTATACCTAAATTTGATATGGTCGTATCTGGAATGACTAGGGGCGAGATAACAATAATAGCAGGTCGGCCAGCAAACGGCAAGACAACTGTGGCTGCAAATATAGCTAGGAATCTTGTTATGGCTGGTAAAAAAGTTTGCATGTTTAATAGGGAAATGCCAAATACCGAGATGATGAAAAAATTCATAGCTATGGAAAGTGATAGTATTTCATATAGAAATCTAAGGCACGGAGTACCATCAAGCAAAACAAAAGTACACGAATCGATGGATTTTATACACAAAAACTACAAAGATAAACTTTTTATGTATGATGATATAAGGACGTTATCAGATACTTTCCAAGAAATAAAAAATGTGAAGCCAGATGTAGTGATTGATGACCATATAGGATTGATAGAATACTCATCTAATGACAGGAGAGATTTAAGACATAAAATAGGTGAAACAACCAAGAAATATAAATGGCTTGCCAAAGCCGAGGATATGTGCGTTATACTTGTATCACAATTAAATAGAAATATAGAATATAGGGTGGATGCGGTTCCCAGGCTTTCCGATCTTGCTGAGTCTGGCAATCTGGAACAAGATGCTGAAATAGTAGCATTTACACATTATCCGTATATATCAAGATACGGAGAAGAGGATTCTACTGGAAGGGTTTGGACACAGAATGAACTACAACTAGTAGTGTCTAAAAATAGATATGGGACTACTGGCTCGGTAGAAGTTGGGTATTCTGGTGATAGTTGCAAGCTATTTGATGATTTAAAAGCAGCTAAATCGCACGAAAAAGATAAAAAACAATTAGAAATGGAGGAACTTGGGTGAGAAAATTTAGATTATTATTGATTGAATTATTTGATATTTGCAGTTTTTGTAAAAAACCCTTAATCCCGTTTCACAGTATGACTGAAAATATGAAAAAAAATATAAAATTAGGCAAAGCTATAAAAGAAGGGCTAGAAAAAGTTTGCCACTGCTCCCCAACAAAATATCCATCTGGGGCAAAAAATAATAAAAAACCTAGCCTTGATTATTATGATAATAGGAGATATACAAATGACTACACCAAGTAAAGTAAGCATTAGGAACGTTAAAAGACCTTTGTGCGATTATAAAGATTGCAATAGCGTAGCTCTTTACGAGTTTACTGATATCATTAAGGTAGACCCAAAATCTTTTCCCACTAAAACTATAAGCCTAGGAACTTCTTGCGAAAAACATTTAAATAAATTAAGAAAACAATTTGAGGAAAAATGAAATTAGAAACTTTTCAAGCAAAGCCTATACAAGTATCAAAAAAGAAAAATGAAAGCGTACAACGGCTAATTTCGCGCTTTAAAAAGGTATTTAACGAAAGTGGTGTAATAGAAAAGCTAAAAGAAAACAGATACTATGAAAAGAAATCTGAAAAAAAGAGGCGGGAAAAGAAGAAAACCCGCCTCCTTATGAAGAGACAACGGAGAGAAGATAAAAAAGGGTTTTAATTATTCTATCTAGGTCTCGTAGACATCTCTTTTAAAATCATGTCTAACATTTCTGGTGTCATTGTACCAACATTATCAGGCTGCTGAGGCTCCATAACTGGTTCCTGATCTGAAGTAAGAATCCTTGTTAATGTATCCTTATCCATCGTTCCTATATTTTCTGGCCTAACATTATCTGGCCCAACTGCTCTTGTTGCATCTGCTGGTGAAGACGATAAAAACGTAGCAATATCTGCTGCCTGTAAAAGATCATCTATAGATTTACTTCCTCCAACAGTACCTTGCGCCTGATTTCTTCTTGTTACTATTTGATTTACAAGTTCATTAATATTCATTTCTCTTTTCCTTTTCTATTTTTTTCAACTCTCTCTTACGGAGTTTGTTCTGCATAGCTAATTTCCTACGCAATCTTTTTCTTTCTTTTGCTCCTCTGTTTGGCATTAGGGATTCTGCTTTTTAATTTCTTTTCTCATATACCATTTATAATATTCTGTAAAATTTATTTCTTCAAAGAATATTGGATTTGAAGGTCTTGCGTTGTTAAATTTTTCCACTAACTTCATAGCTTTATCTGGATTGTTTTCAGAATAAAGCTCAAAAACTCTTTTTCTTATTTTACCTTTTTCTTGTGCAATTCTGTTTTTCTTTTGAGATGGTGTCTCTACTCTTTTAGCTGCTTGCTTTGTTACTGATCCACCAAATTTTGAAATTTGCTTTAAACTTCTCTGGAATGGAGCCCATGTGTTATACCCATAAGTGTCTAAATTTGACCCAACAGCATAAGCTGCTTTAGCTCCGTCATCAAGAGTGGAAAGCATTGTTGGCGTAACTGCGAAAAAGAAAGCTGGAAGTTTTTCATCTGCGCTTAATAAATCAGAAAAGAAACCTAAAGCACCAACTGTTCCCATAGCATCAATTAAATCATACCATTCTTTGTCTTCCCTTATGGCTTTTTCACCACTAAAGAATCTTACCAATCCATCTGTTGCCCAATTAACAAATCCTGCGCCAAGCAGACCTCCTGCTGCGAGCCTAAGTGGAGCTAAAACATTTCCACTTGAAACTTCTCTATTCATTAAATCTTTTTGATACTTTGCCTGCCTATAAATAAATCTTTTAAATATAAAAAGAGGTCTTAATCTTGGGTCATTAAAAGCCATAGGCTCTTTTAATATATTTCTTTGCAATTGACTTTCTGTTGCAAAGTTAAACATAGCGTTTTGTATATTTCTATTGCTTAATTTCGCCTTACTATAATCAGTTATTCCCATTTTTTGTAAATTTTTAGTAGCCCAGTTATATCGCGCTTTGGCATAAGCGTCTTTTACGCTGAGCTTTTTACCTTTAGCTGTCTTTCCTTTTAAATTTTTAGGAGTATTCCTTATTATTCTATGTAAATCTCTTGCAAAAATCTCAGCTGTTGAAGCAGCTAATAACTGGTTAAGGTAGTTCATTCCTTTAAATAAACTTACGGTTGTAAGTATATCTGCTAAATTAGCCAATCTTTTAACTGCTCCTTTTTCTGAAATAAATCTTCTTCCAGTTTCTCTCCAAGTTCTTGGATTAACTCCCATATCTGTACCCATAAGAATATCTTTTACATCGCTAAGGGTTGCACCAGATCTTCTTATTTTTTCCAATGTCTTAGGATTAAATAATCTAACAGCTCCCTTCATAAATCTCCAAGGGCCAGCTTCTACTATAGTAGATATAAGAGACTGAGTAACGTTAGGTATAGTTGAAAATCCAAGACCTATTTTAGTTCCATACTCAAAAGACATGTAGCCTTGCATTATCTTTCTTGTAGAAGGATTTTTAAAATTCATAGCTGGGTCTATGCTTGATAATCCAGTATAATTATTGTATATAGTTTTTGAAATATTAAGAGACTTTGGATCGTTTCTCATTAATTTAAAAAGAGCTTTAGCTTTTTGACCTTTAGCGCCAAAATATTCTGCATTACCTACCCTTTTACCAAGTTTTTCAAAATACCTAACAAGAACTTCTTTAGCATTTCTTTCATAAAAATCAGCTGGTAATTCATATTTTCTGCTTTTTTCCAAATTGCCAAAAGGAGAATACATTTCTTTCATGCCTTCTGTTTTCATAAAATCTAAAGCTTCTTTGTAGCTTAAATTATATTCTTTTACAAGTTTGTCAATAGCCCTACTAGTATCCCTGCTAAACTCTCCCCTGTCTCGAGCTTTTTTAATCATATTATTTAGCACTGCTAAATCTTTTTTCTTGTAAATCTTTTTATCAAAAAGCTTTTTATTCTTATCGTAGAACGGCATCAAGTCATCAAATATAATTTCTTGAATATCCCTTTTCATCATCCTAGGAAAATAATCTTCTATATATCCAGCTACATCTACTCCACTTTTCTTTGCCAAAAGATAACCTTTTCTTAATTCTTTTCTTATTTGATTAGCTATTTTCTCAGCTTCTTTTGGAATTCTTTTACCAGTGTTTTTATAATATTCAGCTTTTCCTTTTTTACCCTCTAATGCATAGCTAACGGCTTCTTGGTTTTTATATCTTAATAAACCAGTTTTTCTTACAGAATTTTCTACAAAATTACTAACTATTTCAGCTCTTCGTTGATTTGCTTTTGGAAGAATTCGATTAATAAGGTTATCAGAATATTTATTTCCCCTAGCCAATGTTTCAGCGGCAACAACTCTGTCATAAATAGAAGATGGAAGAACTTTTTCTAATAAAGTTTTTCCAGGTTCAAACTCTCTTAAATTTTTTATAATTGGATCATATTTTTTAAGATGTATTAATTCTTTTTCTTTTCTTATGGCTTCTCTATATTTAAATAATTGTCGAGAAGTCATATTTTTACTTGCAATATTATCTGTGCCAAATAATTCTTTTTTCTTTTCAGATAAAAACTGCTTAGTAAGTCCATATTTTTTGGACAATAATTGTTTTGATATTGAAGCAACTTCTCTTAATCTTTTCTTAGCAAGGGCTTCCCTACCATACCCCTTACCATACAAATCAAATTCTTTATAAAATACTTCTTTGCTCAAAGATAATGTTTTTCCAGAAACCCTGTCTTTAAGGTCAAACATTCCACGATTATTTTTTGCTATTCTTTCGTTTACTATTTCTGTATCTTGAAACCCTTTTCTTTCAGAAGTCCATTTTTGCTTTTTTCTGTCAGTTCTATCTGCTTCTCTTTGTTTTTGTAATTTTTCTGCAACTTCCTCTTTAAATTCTTTTGAAGCAGGTTTTGATTTAGAAATCTTAGGTTTTATAATTGGTTGCCCAGTAGCAGCTCTATAAGTACCGCCAGCTACTCCCATAGTTCCTCTTATCCCAAGTATAGTTGCTCCAGCTTGAACATAATCTTGAGGCGTTGGAAGCTTGCCCTCTAAAGCTGGCTCTAAAGTGCCAAATGTAAAAGTTTCTGCACCAGCTTGACTAAGGGCACTGTATCCCTTAGCGCTCAAACCGACACCTATTCCAGTGGTTGCTGCCCCTAGAACAAAATCCTTACCAGCTCTTTTTGCTGATTGAGAAATATCAACTTCACCTTTATCTATATATTGCCTTAAAGACTCATTTATACCGCCCATAGTTCCAAGACCTGTTCCACCGCCTGCAGCTGCAATACCACTTTTTTCTATAACATCTTTCATTCCTTCAGATGTTATTTTTTTAGCAAGTTTTTTATTTACCCCACCTCTTATTAATTGTTTTAAAGCTTGTTTACCAGCTGTTTTTGCTGCTTGACCACCAAGTCCAAATCCACCAACAAAAGTTACTAAGTCAGCAGGCATAAAAAAGCTTATAAGACCAGCTCCAAAATCCCTCATAACGTTTGGTTCAAGACTGGAAAGATCGTATGGAATTTCCCCAGTAGCAGCTTGCTGTATAAGACCAGTCATAGATTGATTATATCCTTGCTTTACCCAGTCGGGAAGCTTGTCTAGCATAGAATAATCTTTTTCACCTTTTGGCAACGAAGCTGGTTCATCTTGAAAAAGATAATCGTATTGTCCTTTACTTGGACTACTTAACTCATCTTCAAATAAATAATCAAATTGAGACATGTTATTTACCTATGTAAGTTTCGTTATACCATTCCTTAAGAGAAGGATTATTATCAAGAATTTGTTTAATTTCGCTTTCTCTAAAGTTCCAGTTTTCACTTCCAACAGCATTTTCATTTCTTCTTTCAATCTTTTTTGAAATTTTATCTTTCAAAGATTGTATTTTATTTCTTTCACTTCTCGTTTTCAAAGCTTCCAGTCCTTTATCTACAGCTTTTGGCGATCCAGCAGGGCCAATTCTACTTTTGTGAAAACTTGTCCATTTTTTCATTGCCTCTACTTCATTTTGCATACCAGAGTTCTCTTTTATAAAATCTTGAAGAATCTTTGCTCCTTCACCACCTTCTTGAAAATATTTTTTATCTTTACCATGAAATGTTACTGCTGTATTTATCATTTTTGTCAATAAAACTTCGTTTCTCTCTTCCTTTGTACCGAAAATGTTTTTGGGGCTACCTTGAGTTCCGCCAGTTCCCAATATTTTACCTATTTTAGCGTTTTCTTCTGCTATCGCAGAAGTCAAAGAACTTATTCTCTTTTTCTGCATTGGAGTCTCACCCAGCTGCCCAGCCTCTATTAATTGCTTATTATAAGATCTTATATTTGTCCAAGCATTTTCTACCTCCATAATTGATATATTATCTAATCCTCTATTTTTAGCAAAATTTGATATAAATTTATCATACGTATCAAAAAATCTTTGTTCATTTCCTGCTTTTCTAAGATTGCTTAATACGTTTCTATTAGATTCGCTTAATAAGGTATAAGCAGGAGAATTTGGATCCATTACACTTTCCATCATATCATAGCTAACCTTAGCCTTGCCTTCTAAAGCATTAGCTAAGTCCTCACCATAGATTGTGCGAAATTGATAACTGTCATTTAATCTACTTAACTCGCTCCAACTAGAGTCTGAAAAAGCAGAAATAACTGCCATATCGCTTGCCCTGTCTTCTCTTTTTCTCTGCATCCTTTCTCGCCTGCCTTGTGATTCCAAACTATCTAAATGTCTTTTTCTCTCTTCAGATAATTTAGTTTCAAATTGACTTTGATTCTGTTCTCTAGATTTCCTGTTTTCTTCAATTCTAAATGCTTTGTCAGCTTCGTCCCTAGCGGTGCGATATTCCATTTCTTTCAAAGCCATTCTTTCTCTAGCTTGCCTATCTGCTATGCCTCCAACTATAGCAGGTAAAGACCTACTTAAAAAAGCATTTAATGGTGATTCATAATCGTATCTTCCGTTTGCCATCTTTCTAACCCACCTCCTTTTCTGGTGTGAAATTTGTTAAAGCTTGTATAATTTGCTGTAAAGAGTTTTGTCCTTGCATATTAAATAGCGGAGGAGAACCCTCTTCTTCCTCTTCGCCAGCAAAATCAACTGCTTGATTTCCAGTTGCAGTATTAGTTACCGACGTTGCTGGTGTGCCAGATACATTTGATCCAGTTGAAGATACCGCAGATGAAGCCGTATTTACATTTCCAGATTCGCCTTCATTGCCGACTGGATCTGTATCGCCCTGAACTGGGTCTACATCCTGATTTGCTGGACTTCCAGATAACGGTGTAAAGTCACTAGGAACTTGATATCCTGGATCTGGGTCACTTGGCGCAACTGGCGTAGGAACAAAACCAGGATCCCTGCCACCATCTTCATTTGTGTCTTTGCCAAAGTCACTAGTGTCACCTGTTAACTCTGGTGATGTAGCTATATTTTGTTGCCAATTTTGAGCATATTGAGTTTGAGGTGCTGGTGTTCCAAGTGGACTACCACTAGCAGATTGATTAACTAAATCTGCAAGAGGAGCAGATCCTTGATATGTATTGCCCATTTCGTCAAGACCAACAGTATCTTTTATCGTATCTTTTTCAGCGTTTGCTTGCCTTCTAGCTGCTTCTTCAGCTGCTGTCTCAGTTGCACCTGGTTGTTTTTGCCCAGTTAAAGCCTGTAACTTATCTGCACTAGTTTGTAATTCATCTATATAATCATCGTATTCGTCGCCAGTAAGCTGAGTTTCATCCATACTTTGCCCATGATCCGTGTATCCGCTTCCAGTATCTCCCAAAGTAGTTTGTCCAGTTGGATCGCCAGTATCACCCATGCCAGCGCCAGTACCTCCAGATTGAAAACCTCCAGTTGAACCAGATTGATCTCCTGTCGCAGCATCTGCAACGGTAGTCTGTGTAGCTGGAACACCGCTTCCACCTGCGCCACCTGTTCCGCCTGTTCCGCCTGTACCTCCCGTGCCACCTGTTCCAGCACTTCCACCAGGGGAATAAGAAAGAAACTCTCTTCCGATACCCATTATTCTTTGTAAATAATCTCCAAGTAGTCCAAAAGCTTGTCCTCTTCTAGCTCCTATTTGGTCTTGAAGCGCAGCCATAGACCTGTCTTTACCCAAACCGAGACTTGTTAATCCAGTTCCTCTTCTGCCTGCCATTCCACTGTACGCTCCTTGAGTAGCTTCCCTTAGTTGCTGTAAACTTGATTGCGCAGCACCAGAACCAGCAAATCCACTTCTTGCGGTTTGTTGCTCAGCCCCAGCTGTTCCAGACATTAATCTTTGAGTTAAGCTGGTTCTACCTTGCATAAATTGATTTTGTAAATTTTGAGCACCTATATCATATTGTCTATCTATAAATCCCGTTTCACGCTCTTCGTACGGCTTCAAAGAAGCCATTAAATCCGAAAATCTTTTTTGCTGGAAAGGCAAAGCAAACTTTGAAAACATTTCCGCTTGCTGCCCAGTTAAACCTAATTGCCGAGCTGCTCCAGCTGTACCTGTAAACATATCTCTGTAATCAGATAATCCAGCATCTCTTAATGCATTTTCTAATGCATCTGGTAAATTTATAAAAGCTGGTGCGTCGCTTTCTGATCGTGGTGGCATTTTCCGTTCTCCTATCTTTAATCTACTTTAAAATATCTTGAAGGGTATGCTTGACTTAATATACCCCTAAGGTCTGCTTGCCTCTGCATTCCAGAACCAAGAATATTTCTTATGTTTAATTTTTTATCTCTTCTTCCGCCTTCAAATAGCAAGTTGGTCAAATTACTCATATCCCCTCCAAACATAAAATCTGAACCTACTTGCGATTTACTTGAAAGAGGTAATGCTTTTTTAAACGGAGACATTGATGTTCTAGTTTTACTAACATTAAAAGCTTTATTAAATAAATCCTGAGGTGTCAATTTATCTGTACCCGTTTTTGTTAAATGAGCAACAGGATTTAATGACATTCTTGCCGTCCCTTTAAATGTATCTGGTACGGGAGCTTTTGCAAGATCAAATTTAAGTTTTTTAGGAATTTCTTTTTTTGCAGTTACCTTAAATCTATCTTTTAAAACCTGATCAGATGTTTTTCCTGCAGCCATATCCTGTAAACCTCTAAATGTTTGCACACTCATGTCACCTTTAGCAACCGCTGGAAGATGTTTAAGGTTTTTAAGCGCAGCTGTAGCTTTACTATAATCCAATCCTCCAAGTTGATACGCTGTTAACGTATCGGACAAAGCACTTGAAACAATAGATTGGTCATACCTCTGATTTGCATCTTTTAAAAATTCATTTATGTCGCTTCTCCATTGTTCAGTTTTTCTTAAAGCGTCTTGTCTAAAAAATATATTAGAAGTATCTCCTTTAACAATTTCTTTTAATCTTGCTTTTCTCTGGTTTCCTAATGGAGTTCTTAAAGAAACTCCACCAGCTGCTGCTCTTTGTCCTATATAACTTCCAGCTCCAACTCCCGCAGCAAGTGGTACCGCTGCAAGACCACCTGTTAAAATGGTGGCTATTGTTCCGCCAACAAGAGCACCTATAGTTCTTCCTTTACCCCTTTTCTTATCACGTTCCCTTGCTTGCTCTCGCCTTTCTTTCTCTTGATCTCTATACAAATCTTCCAGTTTTAATATTTTTTGCAAATCATCAAAAGCGCTTTTAGCTAATTTTGTACTACCAAACGCACCGCCAACTCTACCTCCTACATTTAAACTTGATAATAGTTCTGCAAAACTTGGGCCTCCGTTAGCCATAATAATTCCCTTTCGTTGGATTGATATTAATCAATTCCATAATATTCAATAATTACTGTTAAGGCACTAGCGTTGGAATTTGTTGTTCCATTTCCAGTGCCAGCATTACATACATATACATATTGATCAGATGCTCCGTTTATTACTTGATCATTACATATCCATACTTTTTTTGCATCGTTTTTTAAATCTATATCTGATGTGCTTGTACTATCACTACTATCAGTATTTGCTACACCAGCTCCCAATATTTCTGTTCCAGAAGATATACTTGCATCCGCAGAAGTTCCAGACGTAGCAGATAATTGTATATTAACATTGTGTGTTGATAAATTGCTAGCCGTTTTAACCACCGCTACAACCCTTGTTATTATAGCATATGCTGGAATTTTTAAACTCGAAGCTTGTTTAGAAACCGTATTATCTCCGCTATGCGCAGGTAGCACGGTTACTTCTTCCGACATAATATGTTTTCCACATGGATTAGTTGCAGATGTCCCAGATTTTGAACCGATAACAACATTGTTAGATGTAACCGATTGCCAAGGAAAAGCAGAGGTTCCCAATGTACTTGTTACTCCGTCTTCCACTCCCATCGGGAAAATACTTCCCATTCTAACAGGCATATCAATTTTAAGCCCATTTGAATCTTCAAGTCTATAATCACGCATACTAGTTATATACCAACCATCAACACCCTTGGTAAATTTAACCATATTTTCACCACCAACGCGAGCGTAATTAGATGCTGAATAACCAGTTGCATAAGTAGAAGTAAGTATAAAATGAGTATCGTTAAAATCTTGTCCCCTTATACCATTACTACCAGCATCAGTTCCGATATAAAATCCTCCATTTTTTGTAACAATAGTAACTTCAGCGCTTGCAACTGTTACCCCCTCGGTTGGCTCAGGGTTATCATTTTCTCTTTTATCAGTTCTTATAATAGAAACTACAGGATCATTCGAAAGCGTTATCCACGCCACACTACCAACATCTCCTCCAAGACTCCCATCCAAATGCAGAGCTTGACCTTTAAATGTTAATGTTACATTAGTGTTGCTAGCCGTTGCATTACTTGACAATGTAAAGTTTTTACCGCTATTAGAAGAACTTCCATCTCCTCCATTATAATTTCCTATGCCACTAACCAAACAACCAGAAGGAATTCCAGTTCCAGAAACTTCAATAATATCTCTTCCTTCTCCATCGTCACCCATTTTTAAAGCGTCCCATAACTTATGATAAACCTCTTCTTCGCACGTTACAAGAGTGCTTCCGCTTGAAGTATCGCAAGTATTATCAGTAAATCTCCTAAGATATTTATGCTCAGTATCGTCGGTTACTTGGACTAGACTTGTTCTAATCAATCCAGCTTTAACGACACCCTGAAAATCAACAATAGAGTTAAAATCACCTTTAATATTAGATACGTATTGACCAATATCATATCTCGCTTTATCAGAAACTTTAAATGTATTAGAAGATTGGTATCCTCCATCAAAATATGTCAAAACTTTTCCCTTGTCTTCGTCAAAATAACTTAAGTTATCACCTTCTTTAGCTTCGGTTTTTGGAATTTCTGGAGCTCTATTTTTATCCAAGGTATTAAATTCGCTAACCCTCATAGATTTTTGAGCTGGCCCTCCTCTTCCATACCTGCTATTTAATTTTGATGTATTTATTTTTAAAAAAGACATTATGTAGAAGAAACCCTTCCGTGCAATTCTCTATACTCAATTGATATATCTTGTATTTCTAACTTAGTAGGTTGTGACGTAGATGGCCCGTTAAATTTAAAAGCTATACTTTGACATTCAATTGGAGTAGTAAATGTAAATTTATGTATTTCTGGAACGGTGGCTTGATCTAAAGTATTATTGCCAATAGCGGTAGAACCATCACCATCCGTAGTTGCCCACGTATTAACCCCATTAGTTGCGTAACTAAGAAAATTGCTTATACTGGTGGAGTCTGAATGCTCATAAGTAATAAAAACACTATATATCTTTTTCTTTTTTGCTGGAGTTCCAAAATCAAAATCTTTTGTACTGAACAATATATTTCCAGAGTTTTGACTTGCTGATTGCCATGACCTAATTGTTACAGTGTCTGATGCTTCTGAAGCATATATTAAATCTCCATTCCAATCGTAATCAAAGTTACTAGAAACAGCAGAACCCTTAAGTCTTTGTTCTCCGTACCAAAAAGATCTTGTCTCTAAATCGTAAAGTATTACGTCGCCTCCACTTGAACCAAAATTTGCGCTATCAGTTATAATAGAAGAATTTATATTAATTATAATTTCTTTATCTTGAGGAGAATATCCAATTATTGTATCATTATCAATATATTTTGCCCAAGAATTAAGACCATAAGAATCCGTAGTGTCGCCATTAAGTATCTTGCCTTCTGTTAATTCTGAAATTCCTCCACCTTCTTGATAAACAAATAATCCTTTTCTATTAACCCAAGTTATTCCAAAATCAGTTTTAAAAACAGCTGCTGGATGCAATACGCCCATACTTCTATGGGATGATTCCAAAAACCAACCAGATGGGCTCGGGCTTGCTATATTAAGTATAAAAAGATTATCTTTTTTAAACGCAAATAGCCTATCGCCAACAGATTCAAGTTTAATATATTCTTCAGCATCACCTTTTATTATATCTATAAATTGACTTTCTGGGAAAATATCTGGCTTGTTAACTGGCGAATACATTATTCTATCCGCATGGTGAACTTGTTCCCCATCGGATCCAGTCATTTTTATATTAGCTACAAACATTCTTCTATTGGCAAACACAGCAGTTTTATAACCGTCGCCAGAATTTCCAATTATTAAGGCACCATCACTACTTCTATATCCATTTAATGTGGCATAGGTATCAATAGGTGGATCATTTATTATAATAGTTGCAATCGCGTCATTACTAGACTCACTCCAATTTGTAAATTTATCACCAAGCTTAGATCTAATTCCATAAGCATGGTTATCTGATGTAGACCCAGTTAAATCAACGTCTACAAGTAAATTCCATTCTCCTTGAGCAACCTTACTGTTAGTAGAATCATATTTTTTCCAATATATTCTTGCTCCACTTATTCTTGCGTCATAATCGGTAACTGCGGTAGCATTAGCAGCATACACCGTAACTTTAAATGGTCTATTAGCGTTTACAGTGCTTGATGCTTTAGCGGAGCTTACTGCATAGGGTGCGGATTCCTGGTTCCCATCATATACAAACGTATATGCAAAAGCATAGTTATCTCTTTCCCAGCTTCCTTCCCCACTTACCTGTGAATCTATTTTAAAATTTATAGCTCCATCGGTGTAAGTATTAGAGGTAACTAAATTACCAGAAGACGGAGCTGCTAAAGTATTATTTCCAACATAAAAACCAGATCTATCTCGCCCAAGCTGATCCCTTTTAACATACATATAATATTTTATTTGACTAGAATTTGTTAAATCCGTGTCAGTTATTCTTATACCGTTGTCTATTGCGGTTATAATAGCTTTGCAATCACTGTCACTTCCTAGATCTGCGCCAGATGGAACAGCCCAACTATTATTAGTATAGTCCCATATATTTAATTCTCCGCCCTCATCAACAACAGCAAGATAATGTTCACCTGTATTACTGCCGCCTTCATTCCAATCTAATTCAAAATGTTTAAATCCGTATCCAGTAGAACTTGATATATCCGTAGTGGACAATGTATTTATACTCTTATTAGATGAATAATCAGCTATTTGCTTAGGCGTACCTTCTCCATTACCCATAGTTCTAATAACTCCTATTCTATCCGCTACTATATCAGTAGCGTATGGAAATTCATTATCTTGAATATCTCTAGGGCTGTATTGATTATTAATCCCACCTGAAAAATTTCTTAATGTTGCAATTGTTTTTGGCATTATTCTTTTATCTCAAAATGTACTAGGTCATCAAACCTATTATCCTTTGTTTGTGTGTCTTGATCCCAATCTCCGCCCCAACGAATATTTAATCCCATTTCCGACGCAATGCCGAGAACAAACCCGCCAAAGTAGTGAAACCTATCACGATCATCCCAATCAATGGGATAGGGAGCCACATCAACAGCAATACTAGGAGTTTTATTGTGTTTACCATTAGGGTATTTAACTTTACTATTCCCTTTGCGGTAAGCTTCATTTTGTCTTTCCTTGCCTCTGTGACCTTCAATAACTGTGCAATCATATTTTTTTACTACCTTTTCAAAAAGTTTTACTAATCTTTTATCACAAGTATCAAGCTTTGATTTACTTTTTCTGCTAAACCTTGGCATTACTTACCTTTAATAAGATTTTCAACAATATCAGTTACAACATCAACGCATTTTTCAAAAAAAACTTGTTCTTTCTCTTCACTGACAAATGGAATATCAATTTTTTCATTTATTTTAGTTGCAATCATTTTAGTCATTTCATCTGAACTTAACTGACTAACCATTTTTTCTTTAATAGAATCTGCTTGCGATTCAGCAGCTGCCATTAACATTTCTTTTAAACCCATTATTTTCTCCTAATCTCGTTATTTATTTTAATTATTAAATATATTAAAGTAGCAATAGACACAGCCATTTGCAGAATCATTGGCAAATTCACCCACCATACTCCTACTCCGACCACGCCATTAGCTACTGCTTTTGTTGTATCCAGCATTATTAATTACCTTTTCCATTTATACGACCTTTTAAATACGCAAGATCGTCCGTTACATCGTTTAATTCTTTAACAATATCTTCTCTATGCCTTTGAGAAATATCATCAGACTTATTCCATCTCTCAATAAGCTTTATAACTATTCCTTCTACATTTTGAACTTTGGACTCTATTTTAGCAATTGCTTGCCTGATGGAATCTAAGTCTTCATTTTGCGCTTTCTGGCTTTTCATTAAATTCATAATTAACATAATGAAAAGAGATACAATAACGCCAATCGCGCCATATTCAGCGTATGTTTCAATCATGCAAAACGCCCTTTACAGTTATTTTTACTTTTTTATTTTTTAACTCTTCAACAATTTCTAAAAGATCTGCTTTTTTACTTTTAGAATCATAATTAACATCTCTTACGTCTAAAAAAAACTTAATTTCGTCTACCGTATTAGAAGAAGTTGGGTAGTCGGATTTTTGAGTCGCTACGTGATTAATGCTTTTATGTTTACCCATATTAAGTCTTCCGTGGGAAACTTTGTCTGGATGCTTTTTTTTGCATTCATCGGTATATTTATTTTCAGCTTCTTCAAAATTATCAGTTGAAAATATTGATTTTCCATCAACGCTTACAAAATAAGTTTCTGAATCTGGATATATAATATCTTCTATAGTTCCATCGGTATACTTTTTAGTTCTTTTTATACCAGGAGTTGTATTCCTGTAAATTCTTACCATATGACCTTGACTACATTTTCTTACAATCATTATTTTTTTATACCCAATCTCTGCATTAATGTTCTGTTTTGTTCTTCTAGCTCTTCTATGTGTTGCGTTTCCATCCCCTCAATAGAAGCTTGAATAACTAAAACTTTATCTTCTAAATTTTTTATTCGCCTCTCTTGTTCTGCAAATTTCATTTGAGCTTGATACCAACTACCAGTAACAATAGCTACAGCTGCCATAGCTTTAATAAGAAAAGCCACACTAATGTGGATTTGTGCATCTTCACTAATACCTTTCGACATCTATTTCAAACTCCGTGGTATCTGGTGGTAACTCTGTTCTAATTCCAATTTTTTTTTCAAACTTATTAACAGCTGGCTCCAGTGTTCCTTTTGCATCCGCAATTATTATCGCAATTGCAGTCACACATAATGTATAAAACCATGTCATTTCCTTTTATTCCTTAATCTTTTAATTTCTTCTTCAATTCTTTGGAGCTTTTCATCTTGGCGCACATCACTTGGAATAGGTAAATTTTGCATCGCCTTCATTTCTTTTATTGCTTGCTCATTATTATTGGCTTGATGCTCTACAAAAGATATTCTAGTATTTAGCTGTCCATAGCCCCAGACCATTGCTGCTATAAAACCAACTGCTTGCAAAAGCATAGGTAATGAAATATTGAGACTTGAATCTTGCCCTATTGGTTTATTCATCATTTTTACACATACAATATATACCAATTGCTAATACAGCAACTGCTATTATTCCTAAAATTATTTCATTCATTTTTCTTTACCTTTTTTACTATCTTTTTTTCTTCTGTATTCACCACTTTTTTTTGGTTTTCTTTTTATAACCACACTTTTACTATAGATAGGAGTAACATCTGGCCTTGTTTCCCAATAACTATAATCATGTGTATTCCATCCTATAGCAATTGAATTTGGGTAATACCTATGTCCATGAAAATCACTTCTATATATCTTAACTACCCTACCACTATCATTATAAGTAATTATTTCAGATGGCACAGGTTCACCTAAATCAGCTCCGCTAATAACATATCCAAAAAAAAGACCAACTATAAACTCAATCATTAATTACTTCCATTGTTAATACGTTGTGCATTTATATATAATCTATTAAAATCCATAGCAGTACTATCAAGCTCTAACTGTATTCTTTGCATTAATGAATCAACTTCCCACATTTCTTTTGCTAATTCTTCTTGACTTTTACCAATATAATATTCTTCGCAAGAATAGACACCAATTAGTGTTAATACACAAGCAGTAAGCATTCCCTTAATAAATGAATTTTTCATTAGCTACCTGCATCCGCTTTCAATTTATCATCCCATGCTTTTTTAACAGCATCTGTCCAAAGTACATCTGTCATACCTTTAATCTCATCTGTTTCATTTGAAACATCTGCATCTGGAGTTAAAACCCTACGATGAAAAGAATGAGATAATTCTTTACCATCTTCCATAATAGAAGTCTTTTCTCTTATTTGTATATGCCTATACTCAGTTCTTATTTCGTAATCAACTGAATATTCTTTTGTTAAAGCCATTTTTTACTCCTGTTTTTCCATTTAATTATCCAATTAAAAATTTATGCTACTTTATAATGACCAGAGGCAGTAAAGGTTGTGCTATCATCAACATCTGCTGCATCTGCGTAAGACATACCAGCAATATTGCCTGCATCATTATCGTAAACCACTAAAAAAAATGCAGTTGAATTAGTATTGTAAAATCCACCTGTAGGTGCGCCATGCTGTCCTGTTAACCAATTAGCCGTATGCCCAACTGATATTCCTCCTTGATTATTATCATCGCTTAAAACAGTAAATGGTAATCCATCAACACTTAAAGTTCCACTACCAGGCGTTATGCCACTACCATTCATCTCAACTCTAATAGACCAATAGCACCTATCACCAATTTTAGTATATTTTCCACCTCTTGCTTGAAAAGTGTTTGTTGGGTGTGAAGTTGCACCAGACATTGAAGGTGTTATAGTACCTTCTTCATAATCATCAAGGGTACTAGCATCAGCACTTGCAACTGTGCTATCAAATCGTATTCCACAGCCTCCTGCCATTTCAATACCATATAATGCACCATCGTTTTGAATATACAATCCTCTTGTATTGTCAGCAGAAGCGTGGTCATTTATAATTTCTACAAGATTTCTATTACTACCATCACCTGAATTAGAATATACTCTTAATCCCTCTCCACTTGTTAATGCATCACAAGCAATATTAACAGCTGGAGTAGTGGTATTTTCACCATCTATATATATAGCATTTGAGTTACCATCTTGGTCTATTACTAATGCCTCACAACCAGCGGTTTGATGTAGATGAAGAACTGTTGCTCCTGTTGCAGAAGAATTGCTGTTTACAACATGAAGAAGTTTTCTTGAACCTGTGCTAGTTGAACCTGATTCTAAGTATAACATACCTCCACTGGTTAATGCGTCAGCATTGGTAATTTGCATAATATTATCTGCTGTAGTTTTTGGGTCATCTATTGCAACCACAACATTTGTACTATCTTGTTGTATTTTTAAAGGAATTGTATTAACAGCGCTTGCATGGTCGTTTATAATACGAACAAGCTGTCTTGAGCTATTGCTATCTGAATTAGAATAAAAATACGCTACACCTCCCGTTGTTAAAGCATCGCATTGAGCATCTATTGTATTTACAGTCGTTGCTTCAGAATCAATCATAATCGAACGCTTATTATCATCTTGGTCTATAAATAACCGAGCATCATTTAAAGCTAATTCATCTCCTGAAGTATCCCATGTCATATTAGAGCTTGCTGTATCGCCATAAAAGATAACGTCATGGCCAGCGTCATCTGCCCCAACTATTAAATTACCTGCGAAAGTAGCGTTTTGTGAATTATCTATAGTAAGGGCAGTAGTATTATTAGTACCAAGTATTAAGCTTGTATTAGCTTTATTCGTAACATATAGAATACCAGTTTCATTTTCTATAAATGAATTAGTACCATTATGATACAGATTTAAATCTTGACCATCGCCAGCTTTAAATTTACCAGAATCACTATCTATTATTATATCAGACATTTTTACTCAGGATTTATTATTGCTTCTTGTTGTTTTAGATCGTATAAAGCATCTTTATAGTTTAATCTTCGTTGTTGCAATACTTTAATTTCAGAATCAATCTTAGCAATACCATTTTCAATACTCTCAGAAGTAATTCTTTTTTTCATTACATCTTTTAATTGACCAGTATCTTTATCATATTCACTTACATACAAAAAAACACCTTCTATTTCTTTCTTAAACTTTATAGTTTCATTTGCTTTTTTAGTTTTATAGTTATCAAATAACATATTTATTCCTAATCTTTAATTACCAAATCTCATTACATTTTTCTTTTTTAAATCTTCTACTTCTGCTGATAGTTCTTGTACTGCTTTTGTTAAATGAGCAACTATACCCGTTGTATCAATCCCCATATCTTTCTCTCCATCTGTACCTGTTGCCATACCTTCATTTAAACCAAATGCACCTGCAATATCTTGGGCTATAAATCCTGTTTTAGTAGTATCTCCTCTGTTTTCGGATTCTTTCCATTTAAAAGTTTTTGGATTTAACTTATTAACCAACTCTAAAGAACCGTTAGGTATATCATTTATATCTTTTTTCAAATCTTTATCTGAAACAGAAGAACCAAGTGAATAATCTCCACTCATTCTAATGTACCATTGTGTTGTTTCTGAGCTATTCATGCATTCAATAGACCTTGCTGTAGTTACATCGTGCATATTTAGTAATATTCCACCTGAATTGCCATTTTGATTAACGTGTAACAAAGGATAGCTATCATCTGCTCTTTTAATATTTAAAAGATTTGCGGGGTCATCTTCACCTATACCAACATTTCCATCTTCTGCAATAAGCATTCTATCGTTTACAGTATCACCATCATATCCAGTAGCAAGAACTAATTGACCTCTATCGCCATAACTACCATGACCACCCTCACATCTTATTTGTGCATAAACAGAATCTTTAGCATCAGCCCAATAGTTGTTAGCTGCAAAGTTTAAAGCTACAATTTCATTTCCAACACCTGCGGTAACATTAGATGGTGATAATAATGTTATAGCAGCTTTACCATTCGCACTTGACCTAAAGACATTTCCACGAGTAACTCTGCCAGTATCAGTTGCACCATTAGCAACAATATATCCAGTTGATGTAATTCTCATTCTTTCAGTTAAACTACTCCCACCATCTGCTGATGTATAAAAAACTAATCTTCCTGGCATATCACCATTTCCAGGTGTACCATCAACATTAGCTTCTATTGCAGCGGCATCTAAAAATTCATCACCGTCATCTCCTCGCCAAATAAAAGTACCTAACGCATCATCGTCTTGAACGACAGTATGAGAACCTGCTGTACTGTTTCTGCTTTTATTAAAATCAAAAAGAGGCCCATTATTAGAAGCAAGGAAACAGTTTATTGCCATACCTCCCCTATTTGTGCCACCATGCGCTGTTAATGCTAAGTTCTGACCTACCCTTGTTTCATCAACTGTGCTGCCTACAACAACTAAACCTGCATTTGGCTGTAAAGCGATTGGTGTATATGCAGAACCTTGATGGTGCGATTGAAGTTTAGACATATTAGCTGAAGTGTCGTACATTATATTTAATGATTTTCTACCACTTACACTTTCGGTAGCTGTACCAATATTTACATATTCACTACTTCCGCCTTTAATGGTTAAAGCCGCTGCTGGGCTTGAGGTTCCTATACCAACCCTATTATCAGCACCATCAACAAAAAACATATTCACATTAGTGTCAGATTCTATACGAAAATCTGTTCCGTCTATACTTCCTTCATTAAATACTGTTTCTGCCATTAGTTACCTTCCAATGCTGTTACTTTTGCTGATAATTCTTGTATTCCTTTAATTAACATTGGTACAAAAATTGAATACTTTACACTTAAATGTTTATCTTCTCCATAATCATAAACCATTTTAGGAAATATTTTTTGCAGTTCTTGAGCAATAACACCAAGTTGTTTTTGATTAGGTTCATCTTTAAAATTATAATTAACAATTCTAACTTTATTTAAATCATCTAATTTTGAAGTAGCATCTACAATATTGTCTTTTAGTCTTTCATCAGAAACTCCACCATAAGAATCTGTCCTACTTTGGACATTTCCATTAGAAAGAACAATAAATTTATCATTTGTAGAATCTTGACAAGTTATAAAATATTGCGTTGTATTATTAGGTGTAGCACTATCAAAATCAATTTTCATACCATAAGGTGTAGAACTATGGTCACTTACTACATTTAAAGCAAGTCCATTTCTATTTGCTCTTATTATAAATTCACCATCAGAATTAATAGATACAGAGTTTGTGCTTCCTCCATTATAAAATTGCCAACTATCATCATTATTGCTATAATAAAGTTTTCCACCTGTTTCTGAACCATTCGAATCTCCAATCCAAAAACCACCAACATTTGTTGAGCCTGTCAATATTTGAATACCTGCTGTACCACTATCTTCTACAGTTAACTGAGTATTGTTGCTTGAAGATGTTTGCCCACTATCTCCATCTCTAATATGCACTTTAGCATTAGAGTTTATTGATGACGTACCAATACCAATATTGCCAGAGCTATCAATACGCATTTTTTCAGGCCCATTTACACCAATTGATAAAACACTAGTATTATGATTATAATCTATATAACCTGCACCATTATCTTGAGGGTCTCCAAATCTAATTTGATTACTATTGCTATTTGGTGTTAAAAATTGTAATATAGCAGTTCCACTATTTTCAAGAGTTAAAACTGAATCACTTGAACTTGCTATGCTTCCCGCTGAACCCTTATGCACATGCAAAGTTTGGTCTGGGCTATCCGTACCAATTCCCAACGAACCTCCGTTAATATAAGATGAACCGTTTCCTCTTAAATTTATTTTAGATGTTCCACCATTATAAACATGAATTGAGCCTTCATCGTAATCACCTCCAAATGAAAGTTGTACAAGAGTATCAGTAGAATCTTTTTCTTCAATTTTTAATACGTTTGTACTTCCACCTGAATCAGTTTTTACAACCAATGTGTGTGTCGGGTCACTAGTAAGCAATCCAACTCTATCTGTCTCTCCTTCAACAAAGAAAGCATGGGTAGAGCCATTACCTTCTATTCTAAAATCGACATCAATGCTACCTTCATTAAATATTGATTCACTCATCAATTTCCTCTAGTACAAATTTATAAAGCTTACCTGTCTTTTCATTTCTAATAGATAAGTATTCTTCTTCTTCTACTATTAGATAATGACCTCTGTCATTTTGTAATTCAAGATCATTTGTTTGTATTGTACCTGCTACTATTAATTTATCTGCGCTTTCATCCCATTGCATATATTTGCCAGATGTTGCGCCAAAAAATTTAACATCGTGCCCAGTGTCGTCAACTCCAACTGTAATTGTGCCAGCTAATGTTAATCCACCACTTGCAAGTGTCATTAAATCTGTATCGGAAGTATGACCAATAGTAGTTCCGTTAACAATAACATTATCTACTGTTAAAGTTGTTAATGTTCCAAGAGATGTAATATTGCTTTGAGCTGCTGTTGTTACCGTAGCTGCTGTTCCACTGCAATTACCTGTAACATCACCTGTTATATCTCCAGCGAATCCAGTAGCAGTTAACACACCACTACTTGAATTAAATGTTAAATTAGTTCCGCTTTTAACAGCTAAGTCGCCACTTGCACTTGCTGTGAATAAAACATTACAAGAAGTATCACTAGATTCATCAGCAATTGTTACCGTTGTAGCTACTGCTGCTGTACCAGAATACCCTGAGCTTGTAATAGTTCCTAAACTAGAACCTGCATCAGCAAATGTAATAGTACCTCCATCTGCATCTATAGTAATATTACCATCAATATCTAGTGTAAGATTACCAGCTGTAGCATCATCATCAACTGTAGCAATTGTTGTTGCTCCATGTTGTGCTACTGTAATTGAAAATAAATCACCAGTATCTTGGTCATCATAAATTACAAACTTTGTATTATCGCAATCTAATAAGAAATGTGTTGCAGTATCATCATTAAAATTGACTTGTCCGCCTCCAGCATCTATTGTTATATCGCCTCCAATATCAAGGGTAAAATCGCCACTATCAGAAATAGTAGAACCATTTATAGTAATATCATCTACCGATATTTGACCACCAGTTACTGTGCCTGTGGTTGTTATAGCGCCACTACCTACATCTATTGATGTAAACCCTGATGTAATAGAACCAGCATTAAGAGCTCCAACGGTTGTAACGTTTGCTAATGTAGTAAGATTGGTATTTGTAGAGGCTAGAGTAATTGCACCTGTATTTGCTATTGTAGCATCACCAGATAAAGCAACTTCTTGATAGCTTGTTCCATCTGATACTAAAATTTTATTATTAGTAACATCAGGCATTTTAAATAAAGCACCAACAATTATATCGGCATTAAATGTAGCGTTCCCTGCATTCGCCATATCTAAAGTTAAAGCAGTAATGTCACTGCTACTATCGGTTCCTTTAAATATAATAGATTGGTCGCCAGTCACAGCATCTATATAATTGTGTGACCCATCGTGATATATTTGCAAGTCTTTACCTGCGCCTATCGCAAATTTCGTAGCATCAAGTGGAACCCATACATAATCAGATGCACCCTCTAAAAGTTGTAGCATTTGAACACCGCCAGCATAAAAATCTAATGCGTCAGCTGCCGATTCTTGTATGTAACTATCACTTCCATCTCCACCTAATACTAACTTATTTGTAGAAGATATAGCTAAATTACCATTAACTATCTCGTCGTAATTTCCTGATCCGTCACCTTGTACTACTAAATCACCTTCTAGCGTTAGGTCGCCACCCATTGTTCCACCAGCACTAAAATTTTTACTTATTACTTGTCCGTAACCCATAATTCTCCTTACATGTGTACCAAGCAAAGATATTTACTTGCAGCCGATGATACTTGTTTGAAATGAACATATATTGTTCCTCCAACACCTTGTGGTATCTTAACAAATGTAAGCGTTTGAGATGGTAAAACCAAATCATTGTTAGCACTTATAGTATCTGATGTAGAATTATCAAATCTAAATTTTATATCTGAATCACTATATACGCCAATTTGATGTGTGCCACTTACGTCTGAATATACATGACCTTGATCACTTATATCCAATCTTGTTTGCACATCCCATTCAGCAGCAGCTTCAATATTTACAGCTTCACTTGTTTTAAACTTATTAATATCTGCCATATTTTATTCCTCTATTGCAAATTCCATATTAGCCATATCTTGTGGTGATAATTCACATTTAGACAATTGACTAAGTTTTATTTTCTTAAAGCCGTTCAAATCAACTTCTACATTTAATAACTCATTTAATTCTTTTTGAAAAACAGGTAAATCTTTTGAATCTGGCTTTATTGCAAAACTGCCATCTTCTTTATTTTCTTTACCATATTTACGAATTAAATCGCCTCTTGATTGTTCATAAACAGCAAGTTCTTCGCTTAATTGTTTTAGATTTTTTGCAACTCTAAAACTTGCAGCAGCTTTCATTGGTTGCTGCGCAACTTTATTAAGTGCATCTACACTGCCTACTATTTGAGCTAACTTTACTTTCATTTTTTCTCCTTTTTAAATTAATTTTAAATTATGTCATAAGGTACTATAGACCTAGTACCTCCAGTTTTATCTCTTTTCTTCATTCCCATTCTTCTAACCATTTCTTTCCATTTGCTTTCATGGCCTGCTGAAAGATTTAATGCTACAGCAGATACATTTTGATCAGATGAGCTTCCAGCTCTATCCATATACAATCTTGATTTAATATAATCAACTATACCAGAATGGCACGCATTATCTACATCTGGTGTATCGGAAAGTTTTGAAACTGGATTTGGCTCGGCTTGATATTTTATCATTATACCATCAGTAACTGATTCCCGTATAGCCTTCCAATTTTTTCTGTCTGTTGTACTTCTATTACCAGAACTATCTACATTTGTTATAAGGGCTAAATTGTTTCCCTCTATATAATACATAGCTTCATCTTCTGGGTATTTAATATTACTTGCCATAATTTTTCCTATTTACCAAGATTTCTTTTTAATCCATAACATAAAAAACATATCTTTACTTTGAGTCTGGAGTTTCTAATTTAGATTCGCTACTTGCGTCAGTTAATAGTAAATCGGTATTCAATAATCTTGGTATCTTTATATAATCATCTTCATTGTCTAATATAAAAACTTGTAAAACTTTATTTAATTCTAATTTATTATTTGAAGAATCTTCAGAAACATCGCTTAAATCATAATACATTTGATCTGCAACTGCATTTATTTTTGCAGTAACGACTTTTGAATTATATTTACCTAAATCAACTAAAGCATCATTTATTAAATTAATAATATAATTTTCTGGAGCATTCGGAAATACTTGTCTAACTCTTGATACTATTTCTTTAACTGTTAATCCATGTACAGCCATACTAACCTCTTAACCTTTGCAAGCCTTTTTCATAATCAGATTCTAACTTTACTTGCTGTTTTTCCATCCAATTATATTCCATTGTTAATACAGATAACCTAGCTTGAATTTCACTACCATATCCTTGAGCTTCAGATAAGGAAGCATTGATTTGCTTTATTCTCATATCTCCGATAGCAACCCATTCTGATAAGTGCATTTGAGCTCTGGATAATTCTGTTTGCGCAATATTTAACGCAGATGTAACTAATTCAATATCTTCATTGGCTTGAGCTCCATAAGCATCGGTTGTTGCGGATGGTTGATTAGTATTTATAACATCTTCAGCATTATCTATAGCAGCTTTTACTCTTGTTAATTGAGAACTTGCAGCTGTAAAAGTATCTGAATCACCAAATACAGAACTAGAAGAGTCGTCCATTGTGTCAATTATGGCCTCAGCAGCTTCTACTGCATTTGTCATAGCTGTCAAAGCTGTGCTTACTGCTGTGTCACTTGCCTTAGCTGACATCGCATTTTGCAATGATTTTATAGACGCATATAAAGCAACTAAATATTCTGCTTCATCTGGAAAAACTGATATAGCAGACTCACCATATGCAACAGCTGGATATTGAACTTCTGAATACTTGCATGAACCTCCAGAAGGCAATGCGTTTATTTTATTATTTTCAATATAATAAACAGGATCGGTTATTTTTGCATAAGACATATCTGATTCATCAGATACTCTTCCTTTATCTTCTGCACTAATCTGCCTGCAAGGCTGATCTATATCTCCATCATTTCTAAATACATTAAGAATTTTTCCAGTATTTAATGTTTCAGCTTCGCTTCCTGGAGCCATAGAGGTAAACGTAGCTTGAGCTGTACAAAGTGGAAGCAATGACATTGGAAGAGAATTTATAATTTCTTTTGCGCCATCAGTCAAAAATTGTGTTAACTCAGTTTGAGTAGGCGCACTACTCCCATCAATAGATAAACTTGTTAAACCTTCTACTTGTGCTTCAAAAGTAGCCATTATGTACTCGCTACAAAGACTTCAACATCGCAAGCAGCTGTATCAGCGGCACAAGTGATATCAACCAAATCGCCAAATGAATTAGGAGTTATTCCAGCGGCATCCGCAGAATCCATAGTATCCACAACGCCACCTGCTAAATCAGCACAATATAAAAAAGAACATCCTTTATCAACTTTTACCCCAAATTCATCATTATTTTCATTTTTCAAAACTAATGCAATATGATTAGTGCCATCTAAATTTGTAATTCTTATATATCTAACATTGTCTTCATCAAATTGACCTGCTAAATAAGATTTAGATAATTCAGTATTATAAGCTGTTCCAAATCCAAGCAATCCAATTTCATTAGTACCTATATTAACAATTCTTTTTACTATAGATGCAATACTTCCAATTTCTAATGTACGTTTAGAGCCGTAGTCTTGATTATCAAGTATAATATCTTCTTCGATTTTAACTTTTAATGTACCAGCCATTAATATCTCCTAGACTTTTTGGAAGATTTTTTTCTACCTTTTTTCTTTTTAGGTCTACCAACTTTACTTCCGTAAGTTCCTTTACCTTTAGGCATATTAAAATCCTTTCCAGCGGGGATCCGCTTTATTCATTCTTTTCGCGCTTTCGTCAATTGAAATGCTATTAAATTCAACATCAGTTCTTTTGCCAGCCTCTGTTCTCATCCAACTATTTGTTGTAAACTTTGGAGCCGAGGCTCTTTTGCCGCATTCTCTACAATAAAACCAATTTTCAGGATTAGGTTTATCACAATGTTGACAAGAGATTTTAGGCACCTGATACAACCATAGTCATAATTTTATCACCTTTTAAAGCACAATGGGATATAGATATAACTTTGTTATTAGTTGAATCTAATCCAGCTATATAATCATATACATCCTTAGCTATCTGACCAGAACTTTGTGTTTTAGTTCCAGGTATAGGATCATGAATAAATACTTTTACATCTGTGTTTGATGAATTATAATCTGCCATTTCTATTTCCTTATTTTAATTTAATTGGATGTTTGGGGCTAAACCTTTATACGAATAGCCCCACAGTATCCAATACTGTTAATCCTTATTTATTCGGATTATTAAGCAGAAGCGCTTTCTACTACAACAACCGTACCAATAGCAACTGGAACATATCCAGATAGATGCCAATTAGTTCCATCGCAAACAAAAGTCAGTCTTAATCCCTCAATTGCTTGAGAAACAGAACCGTCAATTGTTAATTTAGATAGTCCATCAACATCGTCAACCGTACTATTAGCAGCACCAGCAACAATATATCCATAAATATCTGTTCCATCTGCGCCAGTAGTTATAATAAAATCAGCATCATCATCACAATTTACCGTAAAACAGAAATCGTAATTAACACCAGCTACATCATCTGAAGCTGTTGGCAATGTTAATGTAACATTGTTGTCAACCGCAGACATATCTACCGCGAAAAGAGTTCCAGACTCTGCAGCTGTCAATGTTCTAGTAACTGCTGCAGCATTAGAAATCTTCTGATAGGCTTTTTCGCCAGTTTGATAACTTCCACTATTTTCATTTAATGAAGCATTATACATATTTCAACCTCCTTATAATTCTACTTGATAAAGAGCGTGAGCTTCTGGTAGAGTTACCTCTAAGCCAGCTTCAGTAAGGATCATATCCTTCCTTAAGTCTTCATCAGAATTTTGTACGTTAGTTAAAATTGCAGTATCACGATTCATACCATTTCCTACCAATGGACGATAAGCTACTTTACTCATATCAACCATAGCCATGAAGTTAGCAGAAATACCACGGAATAGTGGTTCTTTTACTAAATGCATTGTACCATGAATTGTTTCGATTGTCATAACTTTGTGTCCAAAAGCACCTGCGCGTTCTTCCATATTCATACGATATGGGAATTGGTTAGCACCAGTTGCTGTTGGAGATGCTGCCTCACTAGTGTTTTTGCTATGTGACATACTTGTAGCCAAGAATGAACTTGAACCAAGCTTGTTAAAATAGCTTACTACAGGTAAACCTGCAAGAACTAGTTTTTCGCTTGCACCACCGCGAGCTGGATCGAAGATTACTTCCATATCTGAAAGCAGTCTATCATATGTTAACTCTGCGCTTGAAACACTTCTAAAGTAAGGTGCTCCAGAAGAGTATGTAAAGTCATTGGTGTTAAGAACAGCTTGACCATTCTTTAGAATATGACCAACAATACCTTCCGAGTATTGAACTGAACTTACTCTAGCTCTTTGTCCAAATAGCATTGCACGTTCGATATCAACTTTATGTTCACGAAGTTTAAGAGCCCAAATGCGCTCCCATTCGTTTGCATATCCTCTATAGCGAGTAGCAATTGCCGTATTTGACATCTCAGCTGCAGTCTTAAAGATTTGAGTATAACCGAAGTCATCTTCAATATCGCTTGACCATGCATCTGGTGAGCCAGTTCCTTCTGCGAAGGATGTACCGATTACTTGGCAATCATCATTATTAGAAATAATATCTTCACCGCTTATAGCGCTATCGCCAGCAGTGGTAGTATTAGAAATGTCAATGATTTTACCATTAAAGGTAGTAGTTGTTCCAGCATCTGTTGGTGATGAATCAACTCTTACCAGAGTTTGTGAGTATCCAGTTGCTCCACTTACGGTATTAACCGCAAAGACCATTCCTTTTACAAGGAAATCTACTGAAGCTCCGCCTGCAGATGTTCCACCCGTAGCGCCATCTGCGTCAACTGTAAATGTATAGGTACTTCCTGCGCTAACAGCAGAACCTCCATTTACATCAGCAGCCATCTTAAAATTACGAGTAGTCCAATCAATTTTGGAACGATTTTCTAAGAATCGAAATACAGGATCGTCCGTAGGTACTTTTGCAACTTTTGAAAGATATACAAAAAACGGAGATTCCTCTGGTGCCAGTTCGGCAACTCTATCTGAGAAATCGTATAATCTTCTGCGGTCGGGCGCTTGCCCAACTCCAGCACTGGTAGCAGCAGCTGTAATATCATAACTGGATTTTACTCCACTTGTAACAGCCATTTGTGTTACCTCCTATTTGATTATAGTTATTAGGGAATTCTCCCTGCTTGCCCTGCTTGCAAAATTCTATCCCAGGCCGACTCTTGCTCGTTCTTTCTAGGTGGTTCACCACCTTGAAGTATACCAGCCGACTTAGGCATGTTTTGAGTTGCTTTTACAGCTTCCATATTTGGAGAAACAGCATCTGGTGATTTATTATAATATTTACGATACACGTCAATTAACAAATCCATTGGTAATTGATCTCTAGGTGTCGTTGCAAATTCAATAAATTCATTGATATCTTTTTCATCCTGCATATCATAGCTTGTAGATAACTCGTTACGCAAATTTTGCAATGCAACTTGTCCTTGTATTTGAGACATATGTTTTCCAACAGCCTCATCTACCAAGGCTTTTTCCTGAGTCATTCTCATTTTATACGAAGGAGACTCAGGCTTGTAATAGGCCTCCCATGGGTCAAATGATGATTCGTCAACAATATTAGAATCATCTTGTGGTTGTATAGTTTCTTGAGCTTGTTTCCCCTCAAGCTTGTTCCTCATCATTTCGACTACATCAGGTCTTTCGTCAAGAACCTTTCGTAGATCATTCATTGGAGCAAGCTCTTCGTACTGAGATTTTAAACTATCATAATCAGCTTTTTGCTTATCATACATAGATTGAAACTTGCGAGTTTCATTTTCCCAGTCAGTTCCGTAATCTATTTGGCCTTCGTCACCTTCTTTAGTAATTAAATTAGGTGCTCTTTTATTGGCTTCGTCAATTACAGCATCTTGAACGCTAGGCACATCTGATGCTAGTTCAACATCTGGCATGGAAACATCCATACCCTCTCTTGTATTTACAGCAGAACTTGCCTCAGCGGTTTCAACCACTTCACTTTGCACTTGTTCTTCCATATAACCTCCTTTTAGATTTCTTCTATTATCGGACAATACCGTTAAATATCCCGAAGAAGTTTAACCTATGATTATTGTTTTGATTGTGCGTTCCCCTTATTTGAGGAACTCCCTTTATTCGCCTTTTGTACTTTCAATTCGGCTTCGGCACGAACAGACGCTTTATCAATCACATTTTCCAACTGATTAAGTCTGCCTTGCTCTTTTTGCTTAGCATCAGCAAGAGCTTTGCTTAGATCAGTCTTGAATTTCTCAGTAATAACTTGTTTTTTAGCATGAACCGCTTCACGGTCAGCTGTTTGCAAGTCACCTTTGAGTTCCTTCACTTCGCCTTCAAGTTTAGAAATATACGACTGCATTTGCGCTATCATACCTTTCCGATTAAGTACACCTTCTTTGTCAAAGATCTCAGTTTTCTTTAAGACCTCGACATCATCTACCAAATTCAACTTATACGCCTCAAGGTACATTTCGTATTCTGCTACCTTGTTAGACGGTAATGTTGAGCCCGATATTATACGAACGTCATGTTGCCCTAATGAAATATCATTATTTATAGCAACAAGTTCTTTCGTCTTATCATCATACATTCTATTGTTTACTGAAAATTCAGTAAGATCATTGTTAGGTTGTACGATTCTAAAAGTTTTTTGATATGTATAGTGACCTTTTGCAAGATTATACATACACTTTCCTAGCTGGTTTAAGCTAGCTTCTATATCTTTTAATTTAGATCTCCCTCTGCTTTCTCCCATTTCTGAAAGCATAGCAGTTCCCCTTACTGTATCTGGAGCCTTTTCGCGAAATCCCTGCATTAATTCTGGGATTCCAAAATTTAAATCTATATAATGCTCTACCCTATCTATCAATGCATAAAATTGCGAAGCTAAAGGCTGGGGCGCTGGAAAATGAGGTTCTCCAAATTCTGGATTATATTCTAAAACAGCATTTGGATTAGCCCAATCTTTTTCTAGCTGCTGAACGTCATCAACACTGCCTTCTGGAACAAGGAGTTTTAAACCTGCAGAAGCTTGTGCGTGACTTAATGTTAATGAAAATAATTTATTTAAGAGACGTTGCGAATCTTTTACTTTCATTACGTCTGATTTAGGATAGGGTGTATTTGTCCAAATATTTGGGACTGGTATTATAGGATAGATGTCAGTATTGAGCATTTGCTCATACAGTAGATATTGACCCATTGTAGCAACCACCTTGATACGTGTTTGCATAATTTCAATGGCTTCAACCAGTCCCGATTGTAACAAATGAGCATTTTCTTGGGTTACAATTTCATATTCTTCAAGAGAAATAATTTTTTCTTCTCCAGTTTGTTTATTAAACAATCTGTAGAAAGGAACTTTAATTTTTTCAAATCTTTCTAATATTCTGTATTTTTCATAACCACCAGAATCTTTATCTTTAACGACATCTGGTGTAAAAGATTGAGAATGATTTTTCATAGAAGAAGAAGGATAATCTTCTTCATTTGACATAGTATCAATATTATCTATAACATCTTCTAACTTAGGATATAAGTTAATAGCTTGATCTTTTGTAATGATCGTAGATAGTATTATAGAAGATGCATCTGTAAAATATCTATTTCTAGCAGCAGGGTCAACATAAACCCTGAAAGGATTAATATGCGTAAATTTTACTTCACCTCTGCCAAAATCATCTTCTGGGTCTACATAAGTATAGAAATACCCAAGACCTGATATTGAATAATCATGTACTACTTGCTTAAACTCTGTGTCACCGTCAGATATATCCCAACAATATTCTAATATTGTTTTCCAAACATTAGCTATTTTATTATCGGAATCTTCCCTTGCAACCGCAGAGTACTTTGGATTTTTAGATGTTAAAAGAGACTTTAACTTATCTACAGCAGCATATACCCTGTCAATAATAAAGTCACCTTGCCCAACAGCGCTTAATGCGTCAGATTCTTCCTTGGTATAGTGATTGCCAAGAACAAAATCTATGGCATCTCTGGCTTCGTCTTCCCATTCTCCGCGCGCATCACGCCATCTTTTCCAAAGGTCTAAATTGTTTTGTGCTTCGTCTTTTTCTATATTTTCGACGTTTTTTGTTTCGCTAGCTATTTTAAGATCTCCTAGTTATATACAATTTGCCTTATTATAAATATAAGGCTAAAAACACTAAATGTCAAGGTTTTTTTAAAAATTTTAAATTCTTTGCCCAGTAATCCAGCTTCTCATTATTCTTTTTGCCATATATTCTTCTTTTTTCTCCATAGCTTCTTCAAAATTTTCCGCATCAAATCTTTTGCTTATTGGAGATCGAGCATTAATAACCGAATACCATAGACCATCAAGTAAGTCATCATTCTTTCCCTTTGGAAAATGAAACATTTCATCAACTAACTCTGAATGATGTTTTTTTATATAAAGCTTTCCTCTATTAACTATCGGGCATAGTAAAGATTCCAACCTATCTTCTTTCTTTATACCAGTTGGAGGTCTTACTCCCCTAGCTATTCCAGGTGCCATTTTTCTATCTTTGCCAGATAACTCATTAACAGCATCTTTAATTATACCCTGCGCACCAACATGCTCTACGTTTGCTCTTCTTATTGGTTGATAATCTTTTGCATATTGAAATATTTTTCTAGGCATATCATATAAAGGTATATGCTCGTGAAATAAATCTATTACATAAATATTTTTATCGCTATCAATACCAGCAACAACAATAACTTGGTAATCATGTTGGGCGGAAGACTCATAAGCCAAGTCCACACCCATATATATATTAACAGGAATCGCATCTTCCCTAGTAACAATATAAGCTTGATTGTTTTTAGATTTGAATTCTCCATCATAGTAATTAACTTTATCTATTTTAAATTTAGCGCTATCTAAATCTCGAGCATCATTCATATACTCTTGGGCAAATTTATGAAGCTGCCCTACATTTTCATAATCTTTTCTTATACTTGCTATTTTTTTCTTAGGGAAATAAGATGGCCATAAAGGAATATCGTTTTCCATTACCCTATGAAATATCATTTGCCAAGTATACTCTTCTCCCTTTTCTTTAGCATCTAAGTATCCATCATATATACCCTGTAAAGCAGAGTCATAATGCACTATAGTTCCAATGAGCCAAATAGCACCTTCATTTCCTTTGGACTCTTCTAAGGCTGGATAAACAGTTGACATAAGCCATTCTTTAATTTCTTTTCTTCTCTCTGGAGTTTTTGTATTTAACTCAGATTCAAAGTCATCAAGGATAATTTTTGTATATCTAAGTCCTAACTCCGACCTACCACGAAGTCTTTGGCTAGTTCCCTTAGCTATAATCCTATCACCCTTTGAAGTCGTTATTTCTTTTTCAGTCCATTTGTTTCCAGTAAGGTCGCCAAAATAATAATGCAAAGCAGGATTAAGCTCTATATGTGTTTTAATATATTTTAAATGATCCACTGCTTGACCTTGTTCTTCTGATACCCAAGCAGCAAATTCATTCTTACCTTTTTCATTAAAATAGATTCGATGTAAAATAGCTGCTTTAGCCATTGTAGATTTTGTATGACCTCTCGGAAGAACAACACAAAGTCTTCTTATACCATTATCTAAAAACTTTTCTCCAACCTCATGATGGAACGGTGCTGGCTTAGACTTCATAAAGTCTTCTGGCAAAAACAGTTGACCAAAAGCCACAAGGTCTTTTGATACCATGTTCAGCACCCTTTCTTTTTCATTCAAGTCATTTGGTATTATATTAAAATTATCTATTGTACCAATCTCCGTTTGGGACTTCTTTAAATATATTTGTAAGTCTGACTAACTCTGGCCCAGCAACATAAGTCCATGCCTCTATATTGTCACCATTATCCATATCAACTTTTACCTTGACCCTCTTATAGAGTCCAGTATTGATTCCTTCATACATATCATATTCTTTAAGTTGCTGGCTATTAACTTCATGAACCTCAACAACGGTGCCATTTCCTTTTTCATCTTGTATCATAGCTGGAAATTTTTGATGACCAGGATACACTAAAGATGTTTTTTTTATTTTTCCAG